TTAAATAACCAACTTAACCCATTCCTGACCTCGAGTATCGTTATAGCGATCGGTGGTTGCCTGGACTTTATGTCCTAGTAATGTTTTTGTATCGATACCCTGTGCACGGTACAGCCGTTCTGATAGAGAGCGTTGTTCATGAAATGTTGGCGGAGTTTTTCCTGCTGGTGGAATTATCCCAGCCAGATCCCGTGCTTTGGCAAAGTAGTCGCTCAGGTTGTCTTTACTCATCGGCTTCGGTTGTTTCTGGTGCCGACTATGGATTAGATATGGACTTAATATTCTGTCTCGGCACCCATCAATAACTTCTTTTAACGTTATCCCAATGGCATCACAGCGTAGTGTAAGCGGTAACGCCAGACGCATTCCGGTTTTTCCCTGGGTGATATGCAAGTGTTCGTTCCACACATCTGAAAAACGCATGTGGCAAATGTCATCACGGCGCTGACCAGTAACAATCGCAAGAAGCATTGCGTTACGGATAAAGTGTTTTTCAGGCGTTGCATTGTAAATTTTTTGCCAGTCTTCCATGGTGAGCCTGGCTCTGGTTACTTTAGGGATCGGTTTACGGGTAGCCTCCGGAGGATTCCATCCAGGAGGAACTTCCCCTGCATGCTGTGCTTCTTTATAAATATCAACCCATAATCCACGATTTACTCTCGCTGTGCTGACCATGTCTTTATCCAGCCACTCATCCAGTATTAATGCAAAGTCTCTTACTTCCAGTTCTTTCAATGGGTGGTTTCCCAGACGGGAAACCAGGTATGCAGCCATTCGAGTTTTTTCTTTGTGAGTTGTAGCTGCAATATCTCCATTTTTCAGTCGCGTGTCCTGTATTTTCAGATATCGATCAACCCATGCCTTTAATCTGATACCCCGACGTTTTGTTGCTGACGGACTTTCATCAATTTTGCGCATGAAATATTCAGCTTCTGCTGCAGCTATTCGCTGATTGGCTGTGGAAGCGATTTTTTCTGCCTTACCTTTGTCTGTTCCGAGTCCGTGAAATTTTCCAGTCACAGGATTTTTATACTGGTAGTAAACTCTGCCAGTTCTGCGATCAAACTTTTCGTAAAGACCGGCTACGTCAGTGCTGTTTTTTCGTGGCCTCGGTGACATGAGTTAAAATCTCCTTCAGTGCATCATCATCGCCAGTATGAATTTCCGGCGCAATTCCCGTTTCACCAGGCCCAACAAATACTGCTCGGCGATCTATCAGCCAACGCCCACGAATTTTTTGTGGCCTTGGAACGATGTATCCTAGTTTTCCGTATTTCACCAGGGTAGTGTTTGTTATTGGGAGACTGAACCGTTTTGGTTTCCACTCGTCGAGCGTTATCAGGTACTGTTCGCTCATGGCTATCACTCCGGAACGCGCCAGTTGCAGAATATCAACGACAACTGGCGACGGTTGAACATTAAAAATCAGCCTGACTCGGGATCAGTTTTTGCCAGATAACTGAAACGTATTTTGCCTGGTAACGGGCGTCATCAAGTGCATTATGGCGCTCACCTTCGAATGGAATAGCCGTTCTGGCATCGAAGTCTATGGCTTTCCCCAGCTCAACGATTGTGCGTACATCGCGATCGTTGTAGTAACGCCACGGGCAGGGGATCCCCTGCCGTTCGTATGAACGGCGCAAAATCGTGTTGTCGAAGTTGGCTCCATTTCCCCAGACCTGAACAAAAAATTCACCGGAGTTTTCGTCGATAAATTCCCGCAATTGTAACAGTGCATCATCTAACGGGATTTCATCGGTCATAATGGCAGATTGCGCTTCGCGTGATTGCTTAAGCCACCATTTAATGGTGTCCCGATCAATGACTCCGCCAGCAGTTTCCAGATCGATAGTCTTACTAAATTCCGGTCCCATATCTCCGGTTTGCGGATCGAAAAATATTGCACCTATTGAGATAATCGGGGCATCGGGATTTTTTCCCATGGTTTCAAGGTCGATCATCAGATGAATCCCCGCTCTGCTGGTGGATGTGAGATTATGATGACCGTTCGCCTTAATTAAGGGATCTGACGCCTCGCCAGTTTCACTATCGCTGGCATGATGCTGATTGCCGCCAGTGTTCTCCTTGTGCTGATGCGCAGTGCCTTCCATTTCCTCCGGATCATTTTCCTGAACTTCAGGCTGATTCTCTCCATCGAATATTTCCTGGTATGTTGCGTCACCCATCACCGCACCACAATCAGGGCAGTTGCCGCCACCGCTCTGACCGCAGGCGGTGCAGATCTTTTCCGGTTCCTGTTGCACTACTGGTTCAGGTTGTTTCGTTTCTGGCTCGTTTTGTTGCGTATTTGGGCTGTTTTGTTCCGCTTTCTGGTCGTTCTGTTCCGTTTCTTGCTGGTTCTGGTTCACAGAATCGCGGGTCTGGATCCCCTTAACCCATTTCGGATCATTCGGGTCGCTAATCCCTTCAACAAATTCACCACGTGATACTGCAAGCAGTTCATCGGCGTCAGGCTGGCTGATATTGGCTGCCTGCATAATTTTGTTTACTTCGTCAGCGGTAACTTTTACTGACCCTGGTTGTGCGGTCGTGTCAGATGCACCAGTATTTTGTTGTGAACCTGAGTATGTACCGTTTTTGCGGGCGAAATATTCTTCTTTCGTGATTTCAGTAGCCCCAGCAGACAGCGCCTTATCCAGACCAGAAAGTTTGTTTGCGCGACCGTATTTTTCGCCATCCTTGTCGGTGAAGAGGAAGTAGAACGGCCCCTCACGCTCTACAGATGGTTCAGCTTCCGGCGCGGTTTCATTTTTTGGGATATCAGATACCTCAGTTTCCACTGCATCAGTTTGTGTTTCTGATGACTGGAGAACATCAACAGTGCCCAGGTCTGTTTCTTCATTCTCAAACACGCCCTTTGTCGTCAGGTATTCGCAGATATATTTGTTCAGTGCTACGGGATCTTTGTGAATGTCGATCGGACGTTCACGGACAAGGCCAAAAATAGTCTGGCGGTCGTAGCGAAGGGCATCAGGCTGTTTGCGCATTGATGCCGAGATACGCTTCCAGTCTTCGCGGCCGTTGTCGATAACTTCATTTTTTGCCCAGCGATGGATGCTGCCGTCAATGTTTCCGGCATCCACATCACCAGGCCAGAGAGCGTAGGCCAGTTCGTCATCCAGTGTTTTCCATGTCTGCTTGTATTCGCGATGAATGGCAGCAATGACCGGGCTGATTTTTCCTGTTGAATTTTCAGTGTACTGTTGATTGGCTCTGGCGCGGGCGAGATCAACAACAGACGTGTATTTTCCGGTTTCCTTGCGTTCACCTTCGCGACGTTTTTTCCAGATGCGCATCTCTGCCTGAATTTCGGGCCATTTAGCACCAGGAATACATTTATGCTTAACCCACCCAATGGCGTGCAACTTAAGCTCCGGATACATGGCGTTAACTTCTGGCATTTTCATCAACGCTTCAACGATATGTCCGTCGAATGTTGCCATGTCTTCCTGCAACAATTCCTGTGCGCTAATAACCATATCAACGGTGATGTTTTCACATGTGTCGAACTTAACCATGACAGCGTTCTGTACTTCAGGGGCCAGCTTGTCAAAAGTGACGTTCATCGGATAGGATTCAGTCTCAACCGGGACAAAAGAAGCAGACTCCTCATCCCAGCGGTTTTCCTGCATATATTCAGCATCCCATGAATCGAGGGCAGGGCGGGGTATGCCAGGTTTATCCTCGCAGACAATAAATTTATAAGCGCAGTCCTGAGCAGCCGGATAATGTTCCAGGAATTGCCAGTGAAATTTTGCGCGGGCGCGACATTCATCACCGGCTTCAATGGCAGTGGCTACAGCGACTGCACCTTCTTCCTTTATTGCCTGTTCGTCCGGAATGGCGGCGCAAATAAAGACTTTACTCATTTTGTTTTACCTCATTACAGATTTAAGGGTGAACAAATCCCTGCCATTGCTGGCATATAAGAATGAAATCGGATGTTTATTACGGAACTGTTTTAAAGACCTGCCGGGATTTCGTTATTATCCTGGTGAATAACTTTATCGACCGGGTAACAGTTACCGGGAATTTTCTGTTCGGTTGCTGCAGTCACACACTCCTGCATTGTCCTGTGAACACTGACTGCAATATCAACTGGCTCTCCGGAAACAAGAAAAACTGTCAGAACAAGTGCAAATGCTGTATTCATTGCCAGCATCCTTTTTGTATCGGACGTAAACGGGCCAGCATTGAAAGAATGCATATTTTATTTAATAACTCCCGTTCGTGTTTTCTCTTGTTAATGGCATCTTCAGTAAATACAGGGTTACTGATAGTGACACCAATTTCAAAACAACCTTCAGACGTATTAACGTTTGGTAATAACGTTTCCATTATCGCGTCCTCAACAATGAATTTTGTGATGCGGTGCCTGGTGCCTCCAGGTGACGTTAACCAGTTAACAATTAACGCCGGATACAGAGAATCCACCCATAACACTGTTTTTGGTTTTAACTGTTCCGCGTGCGCTTAGCCGCATTCACCGCATCACAAAATTCACTTTAAAAAGGGCGGCAGAGCAGTCACGGAGTAAAACTGATACCGCCAAACGTCACCAGAAAATTGATAACAGAGGGCGTTGCAGCGGGGTTGTCACTTAAGCGTATGGTCAACCTGACAACCCGGTGTCCGCAACGGGGGAAGGAATAACCCCGCCATACTTACCGCCGCGCCATTTCGCGGATTGCCACAACCGGAAGCGCACGGTCGACAAAAATTTAACGACAGGCTATCTATGAACCAGCTACCTCGCCGTGCGCTTTCGCGTTATGGTCTGACTTTTCAGGGAAATATCCTTTCAGTAAACTGTCAGTGCCGGATGCTCACCCGTGTCCGGCGCAAGCACTCCACCTCACCCGTGGAGAACTCCTTAATTACCAACCTTAGCTTCGTTGGTTAGCTATTAACGCGGGTATGTAATCATTCTGGCAATGGTTAATGCCGCTGCTTTTTCCAGATTGGTGATATCCTGCTCCAGAGAGGACAGATTTTCAGCCTGCTTAGCCCTGACTTCATTAGCCCATTTCAGATCCTGCGCTGCATTAATTTTCTGGTGCATCCACTCATAAAGTTCATCATTGGTATAGTCTGGCGCGATGATGACGGGTTCTCGTTTCTGCATACTGATTCCTCGCGGTGCTGTTTCGCTTATCAGCCATTAGATTTTGCCGAACTGGAAAGCACCTGTTTAAATTCGTTGAAGCTGTGAGCTTCTTCGCCTTCGGCAAGGCCTTCGAAGTATTCTTCGTAAGCCTTTTCCATGATTGTGTCGAAATCCATATCACCCACCTGAATTTCTTTCCAGCCAGCGACGCGCTCCAGATTCGGTTTTAAACGTTTTGCTTTTGGTATACGTCATTGCGGTGAACGTACCGTCCTGGTTGGGGAACACGCCACATACCAGAGATTCGCTGTTGCCAAGATCGATAGTATCCATGCTGACCTCATTTCCCCTTAACGCCGGGGTAGCGGAACAAAAACCTGCTGCATAGTTATTAAAGTTGAACCCTGCCGTCATGTTCTTACGCCTCGGGCTGGCTACTTAACCCCTGACCACTGCCTGGTAACTCGAGGTATTGCCCTGTATTGTGTGGGACGGGATGGGTTGGTATGGGAAAACTATAGGAAATGCCTAATTACTTGTCAATAGGCTATGCCTAATAATTTGGGCGCAACCTAATAGGTGATGGTTTGTGGAAGAGGTAGTAGGAGTTAACTAACGGGAACTAGGAATTTCCCGTCGGACCATATAAGTTTAAGTTCCTGTCTTGGTGATGTTCTGGCTTTTCCGTTTTGATTCTTGATTTTTCAGATAGTTAGCTACCTTCATTTCCATTGCGGCAATGTAGGCGCGAACGTCATGATCAACCCAACTAGGCTCCGTAGCATTTCCAGATAAGATGAAAGCCACAATTGCTCTTTTTTCATCAGAGGCGGCTTGATAAAGGCTGTTTATGTCTAAAAGTTCACTTTTTGTATCTGAAGCGGATGGGGTTGGTATGGGGTATTCGTTAAGCCCCCAATGCTCTGGACCAACCACATCAGAAAAGAAACGCCATAGTTCTGGAAGTTTGTCTTTACTTATCGAACCTTTCTTAATCCAGTCATGGATTGATGGTGGTTGGACTTTGAAATGACGTGCGATTTCCGCCTTTGATTTGACGGCTCCTGATGCAATTTTTTTGTTAATGGCCTGCTCTATCGCTCGGCCTAAGTCTTTACCACTAAGCATTGCTTAATAGTCTCCTATGCGCATCGCGTTAGGCAATCCCTACTCTCGATGTATTAGGCATAGCCTATTGACAATTTCATTAGGCTATGCCTAATATTGTTGCGTGTTTTTTGGAGTTCATTCGATGAAAAAAGATAACTATTCATTCAAACGAGCTTGTGCTGTTGTCGGTGGGCAATCAGCAATGGCTAGGCTTTTAGGTGTATCTCCTCCAAGCGTAAATCAATGGATCAAAGGTGTACGTCAGTTACCTGCTGAGAGATGTCCTGCGATTGAACGAGCAACAAAAGGTGGTGTCCTGTGTGAAGAACTTCGTCCTGATGTTGATTGGACATACTTACGACGCTCGTCATGTTATTCGCAGAATATGTCGATGAAGCAACCAAATGACGAAAACGATCATACCCGAAGCATCAAGAGGCAAATGATTCATGAAAATCAAACATGAGCACATCCGCATGGCGATGAATGCCTGGGCATACCCTGATGGTGAGAAAGTTCCTGCAGCTGAAATAGCCCGGACTTATTTCGAACTGGGGATGACGTTCCCTGAACTGTACGACGACAGCCATCCGGAAGCCCTGGCCCGTAATACCCAGAAAATTTTCCGTTGGCTGGATAAAGACACCCCTGATGCTGTTGAAAAAATGCAGGCTCTGTTACCGGCGATCGAAAAGGCGATGCCGCCTTTGCTGGTGGCCCGTATGCGCAGCCACAGTTCTGAATATTACCGTGAGATCGTCGAACGGAGGGATCGGCTGGTGAAGGATGTCGATGATTTTGTTGCGTCAGCGGTTGTTTTGTATGACCAGATGAATCGCGGCGGCCCGGCAGGGAATGCTGTGGTGATGCACTAAAAGCACGGTGTTCGGGGGTTTTATGAGCAGCAAGCTTCATGGTCTTGTCTGGGAAGGGTGCGCCTTCACCGGCATGATCTTATCCAGGGTGGCGGTTATGGCCCGTCTTGCAGACTACAGCAATGACGAGGGCGTGTCATGGCCTGCCATTGAAACTATCCGGCGTCAGATCGGTGCAAGAAGTGAATCCACAGTGAAATCGGCTATTGCAGAACTGGCGAAAGAGGGCTGGCTGACGAAGGAAGAGCGTAAGGTCGGTGGGCGTAATGTAAGCAATATCTATCGGCTTAATGTGGAAAAACTCGAAGCAGCTGCGGCGGCGGCGCGTGAGTCATATAAACCAAAAAGAAAAATTAGCCCGGCAAAAAATGACCCGTTAACAGTTGACCCGTCAAATATTGACCCCTCAACGGTTGACCCGTCAAATTTTGATGGATCAACTGTTGATAAAAAACTGCCGATTAGGGGGGCGATGATTGACCCCGATCCGTCAGTATTAAAACCTGATCCGTCAGATAAAAGATCTTCTTGTCCGGACGCTTCGCAACCGGACCCGCAGACGGCTGAACAGGATTTTTTAACCCGACACCCTGACGCGGTTGTGTTCAGTGCGAAAAAACGCCAGTGGGGAAGTCAGGAAGATTTGGTGTGCGCACAGTGGATCTGGGGACGAATCGTGAGTCTTTACGAGCAGGCGGCCAGCGATGATGGCGAGATCACTAGACCGAAAGAACCCAACTGGACAGCATGGGCCAATGACGTTCGCACAATGCGGATGCTGGATGGCAGAACTCACAGACAAATTTGTGAAATGTTTGGGCGTCTCCAGCGGGATTCGTTCTGGGTAAAAAACATCATGAGTCCGGCAAAACTCCGGGAAAAATGGGATGAACTGGTTATCCGCCTGGGGCGTTCGCCTGCGCAGCGTTGCGTGAATCACATTTCTGAACCGGACACTGAAATTCCGCCGGGCTTCAGGGGGTAAGTGTTAATTTCTGGTCATGAGGTAATTTTCAGGAGGGCTTGTGGCAAAAGTTTTTACACAAGAAGAGCAGGAGAAAATTAAAGGGCAGGTTGTTGAACTCGTACGCCAGAGTGGGCGCGAGACGTTACGACAACTGGAAACTAAAACTGGGGCAACAAGATATCTGATGAGCGTTCTGGCCAGAGAGCTGGTTGCCAGTGGCGATGTATACAACTCTGGTTACGGGTTATTCCCGTCTGAACAGGCGCGTAAGGACTGGCAAAATGCCCGTAAAAAGCTCTCAAGGGCAAAGCTGAAGAAACCATCTGCGGTTGATCCGGACCTTATCTGGTCATTACCTGACGGAGAAATACGTCGCTACGACAGGCGTCTGAACATAATCTGTCTCGAGTGCCGGAAGAGCGAAGTTATGCAGCGCGTACTGGCGTTTTATCAGGGGAATTTTGAGGAGGTGGTGCGGTGAGTGAATCAAAATGCCAGGTTAATGGCAACAAGATAGAACCATGTGCAGCACTGGCAAAGTCCCTTGAGCATGATGCTGAATACACGATGCGAAAAGGTCTGCTGATATACAAAATCTGGAATGAGAGTTTAACTCGCGGTCCTGATTTTGTGATGTTGCGTTCCGGTGAATTTTCTAAATTACCAGTTCGGGTTTCATTTTGTCCGTTCTGTGGTGAAAGTCTGAAAACGTGGGAGAACAGAAATGAATGAAATTAAAGAAATACCAGTAGTACGTGATGAATATGGCTGCTGGACGCATCCTGAATATGAAAAATTCTGTGACGGTCGGGAATATATTTCAACGGAAGAGTTTAACGCCTGGATGGAGGAAAATAATCTTCAATACGTCCTCTGCTTCAGAGATGAAGGATGTGCTGACCTTGATGCGTGTGATGCTGATATTTCTGCATGGGAACCGGAACGACCAGAGGGCAATGGATGGTTTATTGGTTCAATACATGACACCGAAGATGGCCCGGTTTGTGTATGGCTGAGAAATAAGGCCGAAGCATAAAGGCTATAAACCGACTAACAACTAAATACTGAAGATTTAAATCAGAAACGATTTTTATTAAACCCTTAACCGGAGGGATTCTGCACCCTCAGAACATCAGGAGGCCGTCTGAAAGGGCGGAACAGATAATGCTTACGTTGAAACATTTTATCGACATACCAACATGGTTAGCCGTCATTGCTTTTGTTAAAATACACATCCACTTTTCTGTGCAATGTTTAACCACTGGTCATATCAAATGGCATTCATGCGAACCATGATATAGAATCATGGCTTGAGAGAGTCGATGAAAGCGCAACTATGGTATGAGAGACATTGATGTAAGAAAGGCTGTGCATGCCAAGATTCTGAGAGATCATCATAAAGATCCTGACACCCTAATCATTGATGAGTTTACGATGAATCTAGGGGCTAGCAGAGCTGATATAGCAGTGATCAATGGGCTTATACATGGTTATGAGTTGAAGAGCAAGAGTGATAACTTGCTCAGATTACCAGCGCAGGTGCAACATTACTCATCAGTGATGGATAAAGTAACTTTGGTTGTCTCTGATTGCCATCTTTATGATGCTTTAAGCATAGTTCCATCATGGTGGGGGATAAAGCAAGTTACGCAAGGTGCACGGCAAGGTATCCATTTAAAAACAATTCGAACTAGCAAGTTGAATCCACAAGTGGACAAACTTTCCTTAACAATGCTTCTTTGGAAAGATGAATTGCTTTCCCTATTAAGTGATGTAGGGGAGCTACAGAATTTGAAAAATAAACCTAAACGCGTCTTATGGTCAAAACTCGCCAATAGTATGGATGTTGGCGAGCTTCGTGAAGCTGTTCGAGTTAAACTTAAAGCCCGTAAAGAGTGGCGAGTTGCTCAACAACCTTAGTTATGTGATGGTTTTGCCCAATCCTACGCCATACCTCTGGGCTACCAAATTTATAGTTACCAGAGGGATTGGCTTTGTAGGCTTGATACTCGTTTGCATAATATTCTATGTCTCTATCTCCCGCACAGAATGTAGGCCCTGAATATTCTCGATGAGCAAGAATATCCTCACTATGTTTACCATATTGTTCATAACCAAAGCGATTAGCTACTCTTCCTCGAAATACCCAAAAGTCATTATCTCCAGAGTATCTGACGCTGGCAGATACGCTAGGGAATCGCGTCGAAAGCCTATTAAAGTCGGGGTGCTGTACTCCATAATCACTATAAATCACATTTCTGGCAAGTTCTTTTCTATTCATTAAACTCTGCCATAAAATCCACTCGATTCGAGGTTGAGAATATAGACCAACAGAAATATCACTGAGATCTGTAGGAAATGAACCCCCAGAAAGAATCACTTTTCTGTATTCATTGAGGTGCGCCAGATTGTTTATCAATCCCATTGCCAAAGTATATAGTTCGCCGGA